CGCGCTTCCAGACCGACCCGATCGGCATCAAGGGCCTGTTCGTCGGTGCATCGCCTACCTCGGGCGGCGCGTTCGTCACGCCCGAGCAGACCGGCATCGTCGAGATGCTCGGCCGCAAGGAACTGACCATCCGCAACCTGGTCAGCGTTCGCCGCACCGGCTCCGACACCGTGGAGTACGTCGCACAGACCGCGCACACCAACGCCGCTGCAGTCGTCCCCGAGGCAACGTCCTCGGCGGCGCCGACCGCACCGGCATCCGGTGGCGGTGCCCTGATCCCCAACGCCGGAGGTGGCTACAAGCCCGAGGGCAGTTGGGCATTCGAGCGCAAGACCGCGGTCGTCAAGACCATCGCCGAGTGGGTGCCCGCCACCAAGCGCGCACTCGCCGACGTCGCAGCCCTCGAAGGGTTGATCAACGACGAACTCCGCGCCGACATCACAGAGAAGGAAGAGCAGCAGATCCTCAACGGCACCGGCGCCGGCGAAGACCTCACCGGCATCAACGCCACCTCGGGCATTCAGACGCAGGCGTTCGTCGATGACCTGTTCACCTCGGTCCGCAAGGCGATCACCAAGGTCCGCACCATCGGCCGCGTCGCCCCCACCGCGATCGTCGTGTCCCCGGAGGACGCCGAGCTGATCGACCTCGCCAAGGACGGCGAGAACCGCTACTACTACGGCGGCCCGTTCGCCTTCGGCAACCGCACCCTGTGGGGTGTCCCGGTCGTCGAATCCGAGTCGCAGCCTTCCGGTACCGCGACCCTCGGCGACTACAGCAAGGCAGTGCTGTGGGACCGCGAGCAGACCACGGTCACGGTCACCGACTCGCACGCGGACTTCTTCATCCGCAACATGATCGCCATCCTCGCCGAGGAGCGCGTGGCCTTCGCCGTCACCCGCCCGTCCGCCTTCGTGAAGGTCGCGACCCACGCTTAACTCGCACACCCTGGCCGGTCTGACCACCGGCCGGGGTGGCGGGCCGACCGGGAAGGAGGACGAGATGGAACTCGACATCTACGAAGTGGACGTCAACGGCCGAACCACCACACTGCAACTCACCGCAGAAGACGCGAAAGCTCGTGGTCTGACGCCGAAGACCAAAGCGGCACCCGCGCCGGCCAACAAGGCGCGCACCCGCTCCCGCACCAAGGCGGTCTGACATGGATCCGCTGATCAGCCCCGAACAGTTCACCGCCCTTATGGCCGGGACCGGACTCGAAGAGTGGCGACTCAACGTCGCCTCCGCCGCGATCCGCTCCTACTGCGGCTGGCACGTCGCGCCGATCCTCGAGGAAACCGTCACCCTCGACGGCAACGGCGGCACCGTACTGATGCTGCCCACCCTGCGCCTGGTCTCACTCGACGAGGTCCGCGTGCACGGCGAGGTGGTCGGCGACGTCGAGTGGTCGCACATGGGTGCGCTGCGAGGGCGGTGGCCGAACCGGTGGCGCTCGATCCAGGTACGCATGCATCACGGTTTCGACGCACCGGCGGATCTGCTCGGCGTCGTTCTCGAAGCGGCAGCGAGAGCGGTCAATTCGGAACTCGGCGGCCAAGCGGAAACGATCGGCCCGTTCAGCTTCTCCGCCTCGGAAGGCTCGACGGCGCTCTTCGATCACGAACTGCGCGTGCTCGACAGGTACAGGTTGGAGCGGCAAGCGTGAGCGAAACAGTGATCCGTATCCGCCGCACACCCGGCGGGCTGGACGACAACAACGATCCAATCCCCTCGGCGGTGACCAAGGTTCCGTTGCGCGCCAAAGCCGTTGCACCCGGCGCCTCCAAACGCAACCAGTCGCAGGAGCGTCAGGGCGAGACGATCGAACACACCGTCTACTTCCTACCGGCGCCGGACCTGACCGACGACGACGAGCTCGAGATCCGCGGGCTCGTCTGCAAGGTGCGGATCCTCGACTGGCGCTCTGCCTACGGGACGGGACGTCGCGGCATGGAAGTGCTCGCCTACCTCGGAAGGGGGTGACGATGTCCGGCATCGATTTTCAGATCGATCACGACGGCATCAACGAGATCCTCAACTCCCCCGAAGTGCGAGCGCTCACCGACGCCGCTGCCGTCGAGATCGCGGCTGCAGCCAGGCAGGTGGCCGGTGACGGCATCCTGATCGAAGCGGACCCGTACACCACCGACCGCCCCGTCTCCTCAGTCGCGATCAAGGAGATCAGCGGTGTTGCCCGACAACTGAAATACGGCACGCTCACCAAGGCCGCCGGAATGGTCGGGCTGACAGTGAGGGGCCGATGAAACCGGCGCGCAAGGCATCCGACGCCGTCAAGCCGGTCAAGGAATTCCTCGCCGGAATCCTCGCCACTCGCGAGCCTGGCGTTCGGGTGGCGCTCTCACTCGATTCGAAGTGGGTTCCCGAGGTCGACGGCGTCGCCACCGCACCGTTCATCGTCGTACGAGATGACGGCGGCCCGATGGAGTGGCCGATCTTCACCGTGCCGCAGATCGGTGTCACCGTGTGGTCCAACGGCCGCACCCGATCACGCGAACTCGCAGCCCTGTGCCAAGGACTGCTTCTCGCACATCGGATTCCAGGCATCACCAACGTGATGGCCGGCTCGTCGATCCTCGACGACATCGACCCGGACAACGGCGGCCGCATCGCCGGATTCACTGTCCCGGTTCGCATCCGCACCACCCCCATCTAACCGCCTCCCCTGGAGGAACTGAGCCCTTGAAAGGGGTCATCTGTCATGGCTGTTATCAATCCCGACAACGCGTCGGTCTTCGACGAGGGCGAGGGTTACCTCCTCGATCCCGAGTACACGGGCACACTCGAAGCTGCCATCCCCGCACCCGGTCAGGCACCTGGCGCGATGTGGCTCGACTTCGGCCTACTCGGCACCGAAGGCGTCACCTACACGCCCGGTCTCGAAAAGACCTTCCACGACGGCTGGGGTAACCCACGCTTCAAGGGCAAGACGAGCAAGGGCACGCTCGAGCTCTCGCTCAATGCGCTGGAGCAGAACACCGTCACCAAGCGCATCGCCTACGGCAAGCACGAGGGTTACATTTCGCTGCCCAAGGGCTTCCACGCGCACCTGCTGCTCGTCACCCGCGAGGATGACGTCGAAGAGATCGAAGTGACGACCCGCCCGGCGCTGCTCACCTCCGGTGCATGGACGAAGTCCGAGTCCGGTGTGCGGACCTTCCCGATCACCGCGGACCTGTTCGCCGACGCCGAGGGCCGGGTGCTGCGCAAGATCGACGAAGTGAACGCGGGCCCGAAGACGTTCACCGTCACCGTGCCTGCGGGCACCACAGCCGGCACCTTCCCGCTGCGCGTGGACAACCAGACCGTCGTGGGCATCGCCTACAACGCGGCCAACGCCGCGGTGAAAGCAGCCCTCGAAGCTCTTTCCACAGTCGGCGTCGGCAACGCGACCGTCACCGGTTCGGCCGGCGGCCCGTACACCGTGGTCCTCGCGAACGGCGGCACCCTCGCGGCTCCGCCCGCATCGCTCACCCCGGCAGGCGTCGTCACCGTCGTCTCCG